CCTGCATATGCCACCTTAGAGTGACCACATCCTTACGGAGTGTCACACCAAAAATTTGGGATTGAACCAAAAAGAAGGTGTGAAAGCAGTGCCTGTCTCCCCTCAGAGAACCCTAAATCAGATTGAAAGATCTGAAATAGGGAACGCCGACCATGCCATTTTGAATCTAAGATTCCGGATGGCAATCCGTTCAACATAGTCACCGAGCACCCGCGCTAAGAGGCGTGGGTAGCCCGTCTTTAGTCGAAGAAGGGACCGAGGTTTAATTCCACGGTACCTTTCGACAGAGGACTCTTGGCCGCCTGCGACCGATAAGTCGCAGAGATGCTTTGAATCCCTTGACGGGTAACTCTGTGGCCACTCTCTACATTGTTGAAAAACTGTAGGGAGTCTGCACTCAATTCGCTGCAGGTCCTTGTTGTACCGGCGGGGCACTCCACAATCAAGTGTAGTGTCCCATCCGAGCGCAGCACAGTACCTGTCAAAAGGGTAGAAGTGTCTGACGTAGATGCTAATGCCAGAAGGAGACGCAGACGCGCTTCCATCTGGACATTCGTAAATAAGTCGTGACTCTTCTCTCTTTTCGAGAGCCTGTCTACGAACGCCAGTAGATCGAAGCTGGTATCTACAATAGGTAGATCCAACGGCGAAATAGCTGTCGAACTTAGGACAAAGCTCCCGGACGTGAATTGTAGCAGTAGGCGCAATCTCTTGCGCCCATCTTCTACAAAGTGCAGCAGTACGCTCGAGACCTTGGAGGAAAAACTTCCTCTGAAGATCAAGGAGTACTGGGTTTGTGACGATATTTCTGACTGAGTCATAATGGTACCTCTTGTTTCTAGTAATAGAGACATCAATGCCATTATACCACTCACTACCGCACGATTCACGGAACGGCGTAGCATAGCAGGTCTTAGACCTATTAACGCTACAACCGACCGCTTCAAGTGCGTTAATGAGTGTGTCTCTAGCATAATCTGGAATGATTATATCATCCCCGAATACAGCTAAGGACGACGCAGACTCCTTCAAACTCGGCAGACTAGAGCCGTAACCGGCCTTAGCCCACTGGGAATGAACATAGCGTATTGAAGCCATCGAAAGGCTCCAAAACACTAATGTCTCGACAGGAAAACAGACTGCTGATCCCATCGGTGAGAATGATGCCAGAACGACGCGCTCGCCTACAAACTGGATAGTTTGTGAACGAGTAGCGAAGAGCTGGCTCCGTAAACGGGGGACACCTCGCAAGAGGTGCCACACGAGTACGGCCGAAACGTTATCTGACGCATTGGATAAATCCAAGGTACAGAGACCGTTGTCATAGGACTTCTGACACATCTTTTGATTGAAGGTTTGATCCTCCAATTGAATAGAGCGTGAAAGAAGCCAATGGCGATCGATATATCTCATCATCTTCCGCATCTGACCCTGTTGAAGGTACTGTGTTGCAGCACTCTCAGCAGAAATCAAACGAGGCCCCTTGAAATCTTTTGGAACGAGACAGCAACGAGTTGATGACTTATCAACAAGTTTAGGCGGTCCCATTTCGCAGATTCCAAGGAACGAAGGAGTTCCGTATACTGAGTAGGGATAATAACGCTCGGCCCTTTTAGGCCAGGTATCAAATCCCCATCGTTCGACGCGATCTAGCTTCTCAGCTACACCTCCAGGACCATGTCCTGGTTGGATGTCGCTTAAGTCAAGACCGCTGAGAACTCTTGTGAGAAGGCGTTGAGCCCTCTCAATAACGGGATGTTCAATAGGGACGGGTCTCTGTCTTAAGAGGCACTGTCTCGTAACAAACTCGTTAATAGCAATATTTTCCTGTTCGATGGTAGGCTCAGTAATGAGTTTCCCGTCGAGAAGAAGATACTGCCGCAAGAAGTAAACGGATCTCAGGCACGGTTGAGAACGGAGAGCCCCCGAGCTTTCGAAGATCGTATCAAAGATACGTCCACAAAAGGCAGGGAGACGTGTGTCTCTTCTAAGCTTGAAGCCCTGCGGAACAATAAGTTCCCCAGAGACGAGAGCCATATCGAGGGCCTTCCCCAAAAGGGGGAGGGTAACCTTAATAAAACTAGTACCTTCGGACCTTAGTCTTTCAATTAAGGTGCGCTGGTCATTCAAGTGGAAAGGGACTCCATTCGCAATACCGTCGTCAACAATTGATTGACGGAGTGCGATGATACGCTCAAGGACAGGATTAAGGTCTCCCATAAGGGTTTCCTCCTCGTCTCTTAGTCTATCACCGTTTTCTACAGAATATCCTCTCCGATCCTAGGCCGGATTAAAGACATCGACGTGGTTGTCGCCATCTGGCAACGTACCCGCGGCGATGGCCGTAATATTGGCAGCGGAAAGGAGAGACTTAATAAAGGCTACTTGGTCCTTCAAGGACGTAAGCAGCCCGGTTTCAGTGCTCCTCGGATAGACCAGCTCCAATTTGGCGCTGACCGTAATGTTATTTCCAGAGGTATCCTCGACGAAAGTCTTAGATGCCTTAAGGAGGTAACGATCCGATCCTTTAGCACCGTTCGGACGTAGGAAGGCCTGTAGCGTGATCTGTTCGGGCTCTACGAGCCCGGCAGCAGCATTGCTATAGTTCTTCTGCGTTCCTACTTGGTTCTGAAGGGCAAAGACGATATCTGTGGTCCCGTCTGAACGGGTAACGGTAAGAGACATTGAGAACTCCGATGTGGAATGGCTGTCTCACGACAGTCGTTCTGTTAACGGCTCACGCCGCGCGGATATATGTGTTAGATAGCCTTCTGCAAAAGCAGTTCGCTACCGGTAACACCTTGGAAGGAACCTAGGGCTGATATATCAACAACCCCAGATGTGTCTGGAATACCAGGCGAACGGTTATAAATGCTGCCAACGATATCGTAGGCAACAATAGGCTGATCTGTTGAAGTCAAGGTTAAACCGCGTGATATGTTGTAACCAGGTGTTATTAACATCTGTTTCTCAACAACATCACGTGTGGAATGACCTAGACCAACAAGATTATAAAAGGTACCCTCACCCAGGCGTATACGCGTTAATTCGTTTATACGTTCCTGTGCGTTGGTAAACCAATCAAAAACGAAGGTGAAAGGGATAAGTTCCCACGCAGTACCAACAACCTTATTAAGGCCGAAGTACTCTGCGTAGGCGCGAAACCCACTCATTTCGTTAATGCCTGACCGTACGCGCCCCATGGCGAAGAGATTTACGATAGTGTGCTGAGCACTCTGTCGCAAAGCAACTCCGACGTAGGGCGTAACAGTGTAACCGCCATCGAATGATACGGGGATCACACGACGAACTCTAATAGGGACATAGTCCCCCTCATGCGCGACAAGATACTCCATCCTCTTTAATACACGAGAGTGTACATCGAGAGCGGAAATCAAATCACGAATGGCGGGTCGAACACCAAATTTATAAAATAGGTGTGCGTTTACTATATCCTTGAGAGAAGCGGGAATAGCATCGAGACCAGACTTAAGATCACGATTTGATAATAGCTTTAAGCGGTTTGAGCCGCGAAAATAATTATCAATATGGCCAAGAGTCTGGTGTTTCAGTCCGCTATCGATAACATTTCGAAAGAAATGTTTTAAAGCCTTCTTCGGATTGAGGACAAGCTGGATAGCATCACCAAAGATGCCTGATTCAGACAAGAACTCACCCGAGAAGAACTTTTCCGATATTAATGAATCAATCGATTCATTGAACTGATCAACGACGCTAAACCAATCCGGCCTGCTAAATGTGTAGGTAGCCATGTTACCGATAGCGCTAAGGAGTGAATCCCTAACGTTCTCATAACCGAACTCCTTACATATCCAAGCGGCCGGGATTGCTTGCTCTAAAGTCGTAACATTATCAGCGCAGGGACTTGTAAATCCTGTGGAATGCTCAAAGTACACATTCTCCAAACGAGGATGAATATGAACTTTCGTTTGATTCACTGGCTTTGTAGGCCGTGGGATCAACGGATTTCTCGTAGCACACCGAGGGTGTTTCACATGTCCTGTTCGTCCAGTGTCCGATATGGTATTATCCTGGGAATCCCCGACATACAGAGTCGAGACCGGTGAGTACAACTTATCTACACGACTAGTGCAGTAAGGTGGAACACCAACTCTCGACAACTGAGTCGTCAGGGTCCAGTCATACCTAAGCGGAACAAGGGACGTGCGATGACGTATTCGACTAAACATCGAGTTAGCCTTTCCAGAACTGTTTCTTCGAGATCCGGATACAGATATGTATCCGAGCCATCAGTAACTCAACAACACGCCACACAATTGCGAGTAGAAAAGCCCTCATAACTGCGACCCGCGAAGAATATGGCGGGAGAGCAAGTCGATGGGGACAGGACTAAACGTAAGAGGTGTCGTGCTCTTGAGTCCATGCACAGTGTCAGCCGAGGTTTCACCCTTGGCAGGCCCATATGCACTAGGTACATAAAGCCACCCAGACGACGAGCGCGTGTATTCAAGAAACGCGATTAAGCGCCTATTGTTTACGACGATCTTCGCTAATGTATTCAGATCCTCACGGAGCTGAACCACTTCACGAATAAGATCGGCTCTTGTCTGGGGATGCATAATGTACTCCTGATGTGATTCCGTTGAAACGAAGGACGTGGGACCTTACTAGGGGTCCC